TGGACCATCAACGTCGAGGTTCCGTTCCTGGCCGATCTGAGGGCGGTGTGAGAGCCGCCATGGAGTGATCTGAGATGTCCGACACCAATCGTGTGAGCCTCGCCTACGTCAAGGAAACTACCTACGGAACGACTCCGAGCGGACCGCCCACGCTCAAGAGCCTGCGATTCACTGGCGAGTCGCTCTCGCAGGAGAACACGACGGTCACGAGCCAGGAGATCCGCTCCGACCGGCAAATCGTCGACCTCCTGCGTACCGGAGTGCGCGCGCCCGGCGACTTGAACTTCGAGTTCAGTTACGGGGCCTTCGACGAGTGGATGGAGTGGGCGCTGCTCTCGGCGACGGGTACCACGCCGGCGACGAACACGCCGACCAGCGGATCGATCACCACGGGAGGCGTTCTGACCAGCACTGGCGGGACCGCGATCGCGACCGGCCTGGCCGCCGGCGACTGGATCGAGGTGCGCGGCTTCGTGAACGCCGGGAACAACGGCTACTTCAAGATCGCCACGTTCACTTCGGCCTCGAACGTCACGCTCGTCGGAACGACCAGCGCGTTCGTCAACGAGACCACCGTCGCCGGTGTCACGGGCACCACGGGCTCGACGATCCTGGCGGGCACCACGCTCTCCAGCATGAGCGTCGAGAAGAACTACGCCGACGCGACGGCTGGAAGTCGATTCGAGGTCACCGTCGGCGTCTGCCTCGACGGATTCTCCTTCAACATCCCCGTCGACAACATCGTCACCGGCGTCTTCCGGCTGCTCGGCAAGTCGTGCTCGAGCCCCACGGCGACGGTCGGAACTGGCACGAACACGGCGGCTGCGCAGAACCCGGTGCAGACCGGCGTCGACAACGTCCTCTCTGTGTTGGAGGGAACGAGCTACACGCCCCAGGCGACGGTGTCTGCGGCGCTCGACCTCAAGAACAACCTCCGAGCGCGCCTCCAACTCGGAACGCTCGGACCTGTCAGCATCGGAACCGGGACGATCAACCTCACGGGCAAGCACACGAGCTACTACACCGACAAGGCCATCATCGACAAGGCGAACGCGCAGACCGTGTCCGCTCTCGCCTACATTCTCCAGGAATCGGCGGGCGCGAACGCGATCGTCTTCGACATGCCGCGCATCAAGTACTCGGCGGGTCGTCGTGTTGCCGGCGGGATCAACCAGGACGTGATGGCCGACATGGACTTCACGGCCTACCGCCACCCGACGGAGGGTGTCACCTTCCGGATCGTGCGCTTCGTCTGATCTCTCTTTTTCCGGGCGGTATGGCTCTTTCGCAACCGTCGGGAACACAACTAGAAACCGCAAAGGATCTCCGCTCATGCGACTCAGCTCTCTCAGGACCGACATCAAGAAGGAGAAGGACGGCGTTTTCGTCCCGTGGGTAGGGGACGTCCGCCTCAAGATCCGACGATCTGGAAACGAGGACTACCGCGCAGCCGTCGCGGAGGGGCTCAAGCCTCACCGCGCGGCGTGGCGGGCTGAACTGCTCTCGTCAGCGACGGTCGAGGAAATCCAGCGCGCGGCGATGGCTCGCCACGTGCTCGTCGGCTGGGAGAACCTGGTCGACGACAAGGGCGAGCAGATCCCGTACGAGCCGGAGACGGCCGAGAAGCTCCTGCGCGATCCGGAGCTCCACGACCTGTACGAGTTCGTCCTGGTCGCCTCGTCGCGGATGGAGAACTTCCGCCGGGAGGAGGCGAAGGAAGACCTGGGAAACTCACCGCGCTCCTCGACTGGCTCCGTGAATGGGGCGAGTTCGAGGAGCAACTCCGGATCCTCGCTCGTCGAGGTCAGCGGGTAGATGCGATCGAGCGCAAGCCATCGCTGCCGGCTCGCCTGGAGGCGGCGTGGGCTGCCTGGATCGACAGCTACGACCAGAGTCGAAGGGTGAGGCTCGTGGATGTGGCGACATGGATGGACGAGATGGGGATCGAAGACCAAGAGGAGCGCCGCGAGATGATCGCGCTCGTCCAGGGGCTCGACACGCACGCCAGGAAGGAGACGAAGCCGAGTGGCTGAACGCAGCCTGAAACTCGGCATCGACGCATCCGGCGCGAAGGTCGGGGCGGACGAGTACGCGCGGGCGATTGCGACCGTTCGCGCCCACAACCAGCAGGCCGTCGCCGGCGTCCGCGAGGTCGAGCGGGCGTTTGACGTCCAGGGGCGTACGGCGCAGACGACAGGATCGACGATTGCCACCGCGTTCCAGCGCACGGCGACGTCGATCGCTTCTTCTGGCGGGAGCATCCGGGGCATCCTCGGCGGGATCACATCGGAAATCTCCGGCGTCGCTTCTGGCGCAGGGGGAATGACGGAGTCTCTCGGCCTATCCGCCGGAGCTCTCTCGGCCCTCGGCGTCGGGGCTGGAATCGTGACAAGCCTCGGCGCCGCGATCGGCTTCACGGCGCGCGAAGCGCTCCAGCTCGAGACGGCCCTACGGCTCGTCGTCGCCAGGACGGACCCCAGCCAGCTCAACCGCTACCGAGAGGCCGCGATCAGTCTCGCGGAGGGGTCCGGGGCGACTCAGGAACAGGCCGCCGAGGCGATCACCCAGGCTGTCGTCGCCGGGTTCTCCACCTTCGAATCGCAGCTCGACATCGCCCGCCGCGCGATCGCTCTCACGCGCACGGAGGCCATTGGAGCCGCGGCGGCCGTCCAGTCCCTCGACGGCGTCATGGATGCCTTCGGGCTCACAGCAGAGCACGCTGGCGAGGTCACGGACAAGCTCGTCGTGGCGGCCAGGCTCGGCGAAAAGCCGTTCGGGGACATGGCGACCGCCGCGGAGACGGCCGGAGCTCGCCTCTCGCAGCTCGGGATCGACCTGGACGAGGTGCTGTCGGCGCTGACCCTGATCACCCCACGCAGCTCGAGCGCGACTCAGGCGGGGCAGTCCCTCGCGACGCTTTTCACGCGCCTCTCTTCGACGTCAGATCCACTCCAGGAAAAGCTCCAGGACCTCGGCTACACGATCAACGCCGACACGATTGCCATCGACGGCATCGTTGGAACGCTCCAGAAGCTACGGGATGCGACCGAGGGCCAGCCGACTCTCAAGGCAGACCTGTTCCCAGACGCTCGCTCGGCGCGAGCTGTCCTCGCTGGGCTCGCCGAGGTCGAGACGAAGGGCAAGGCGGCGCAGGAGGCCATCGCTAGCGCTGCCGGCGCGCAACAGGAAGCCTTCGCGAAGGTCGCGCGGCTCCCGAGCGAGGAGCTTGACAGGCTCCAGGAGGGCGCTTCTGGCCTGTTCACAAGAATAGGCGTCGCGATCGAGAACGCTTACAGCAAGGCCAGCCAGTTCAACCGAGACGGCTCGCTGTTCGACATCGGGGCGCCCCTGCGAATCTGGGCGCAGTCGGTCGACGAAGCCTTCACGCAGGTCGAGGAGAAGGCCAAGTCCACGTTCGAATCGATCCGCCAGGAGGCGACCAACGCGGGCACCGGGAACGACTGGGACGCCGGCTTCGTTGCGCCGAAACCGCCACCTCCAGAGCCGCCTCGCCGCAATCTACCTCCAGCACGCAGCCCAATCGGGCCAGAGTTCAACCGCGATCTCGAGCGCGCCACCGCAGAGTCCGAAGCCCTCTCGCGGGCCATCCAGGAAAAGCTCGGAACGGCGCTCGAGCAGGAAGCCGCGAAGCTCCGCAACGGCGAGATCGAGATCCGCCGGAAGATCGCGTCCTACGAGGCGCTGGGCATTCCAGTCGAGGGACTCCAGGCCCAGCTCTTCGCGCTCGTCCAGGCGAACGACGCGACGATCGGGTCGATGCGGCGGTCGGAGTTGGCCGAGAAGCTCGCCGCCGACTCGCACAGGCGCGCAGGAGAGGCTGCCTTCGCCTATTCGAAGACCCTCCACGGTCTACGGGGCGATGTCGAATCGATCGGCCTGGCGCACTACGGGGCCGTCCAGGGCGTCGTCGCGCTGACGAAGGCGATCACGGAGAGGATCGCGGCCGGGCAACAGGCTTTCGAAGAGGGTCCGAGTCGCGTCGTCGAGGACTACCAGTTCCAGGCGACGCTGATCGGAAAGACCGCCGACGAGCAGGAGCGGCTCACGGCCCTCCGGCAGTTCGACGTCGAGGCGCTACGGGCCCAAAGCGAGGCTCTCAAGCTGAACGCCGACGGGCTCACGACGATTGACAAGGAGCTTGCCGACGCGCGGGCGCGGCTCGAGAACGCCCTGGACGAGTCCGAGTTGCGGCGCAAGTCAGAGGCAGTCGCCCACGCCTTCGCCGACCCGATCGCGCAGGGGGTCGAAGCCTGGCCCATCGGGCTTGCCTCGATCGAGGATGCCGTCGAGCAGACCGTCCGGCAGATCATCGCCAGCCTGGTTCGGGTCAACATCACGCAGCCGCTCCAACAGGGACTGCTCGGCCTGTTCGCTCCAGGCGCTCAGGCTGTCTATGGACCGCCTGCGCCGAGCTACATGGGAAACGTCTTCAGCCGCGGGGAGATCGTACCGCACGCGTTCGGGGGCGTGCCCGACATCGGGAACCAGGAGGCGCTATTCCCCATGTCTGGCGGGCGCACGGGCAGTCTGCGCGAGGGTGGCCGCACCGAGGCGATCATGCCGGTCATCGCTCGAGCGCCCACGGGCGAGCTCGGCGTGAAGCTCGTTGGCGGATCTACAGGCGGGAACGTCACGAACGTCCGCAACTTCGACGTCAAGATCAACCTGTCTAGCCCCGGCGACGAACGATCGCGGCGCCAGTTGGTCAACGACCTCCAGAGGCTCGCGAGGACCGAATGACCTTCCACGACGACCCGCTTACCGCGGACGACAGCTACGGCCTCAAGGGCGGATCGGGCTTCAACACCGGCATCGTGCAGCTCAATAGCGGCGCGGAAGAGAGGACCGCACGCTGGGGATCGGCGCTGAGAACCTTCGATGCCGCGCGGAACATCCGAACGCGCGCGACTGCGGCCTACTATGAGACCTTCTGGCAGGCGCGTCAGGGCTCGGCGCACACGTTTCCCTACAAGGACTGGCGAGACTACGCGTCGACGGCCGACGGAGCGACGACGGCGTTCCTGGCTGCTGGAGGAGGATCAGCGGCGGTCACGAACGTCGATCAGACGCTCGGCACAGGCGACGGTACGACCAAGACGTTCCAGCTCGTTAAGAAGTACGTGCGCGGCGCGATCGTCCGCACGCGGAACATCACGAGGCCGGTGTCTGGAACCGTGCTGATCTCCAAAGACGTCGGAGCAGGGCCAGTCTCCCAGACGCTCGGCGTGGACTTCACCATCGACCTGTCCACAGGGATCGTCACGTTCGCGACGGCGCCGGCTGTCGGCGCACTGATCAAGGGAGGCTTCGAATACTACGTCCCATGCCGCTTCGGAGATTCGATCGACAAGACCGGAATCGTCTGGCATTTCGTCGATGGCGATCAGATCAACGTCGAGTCCGTCCCGATCGTCGAGGTCCCAGAGGGGCCGGCGATCGACGACGAGTTCTACTACGGCGACGGTGAGAACGTCGGCGTCATCTCGGCGAGCTTCACGGTCAACCTCGGGCTCGGGCGTCTCCAGAAGTGGACCGTGAACACGGCGAGCCTCTCGGCGACGATGCCGAACGCGGTCGGCTGGCCGCAAGGCGACATGTACCTGCGTGTCTACAACGACGGCTCGCAGACGATCCAGATCAAGCGCGCCGACGGGACAAACGAGTTCACAATCGCGGCTGGCGCGAAGGCGCTGTTCGCACTGCTCGAGGTCTCCGGAGTGAACCGCTGGTACGGGTTCGGCGCGTGATCTCCGAGGCGACATTCCGAGGCAGAGCGCGCGCCATCTCGTTCGGGACGAATACGAACGTGCTCTATGGCTACCGATGGATCGTGGCAACCGCGACTGCCGGTAGCCTGAGCCTCACGGTAGGCGACGCGCGCAATCTCCATGTCGGATGCCCTGTTCTCTGCATCTTCAACAACGGGGCAAACGCCTTCGCGATCAAGGACAACTCCGGCGGGACGATTGTCGCATCGCTCGCGGCTGGGAGCTGCGCGTTCCTCGACCTGCTGTCGAACACAACCCAGGCCGGAGTCTGGATCTCTAACTCTGTCGCGAAGCTGACGTGAGCGCTCGCCCCCGACTCCGCCTCTACACGATCCAGGCATTCAGCGGAATGTCCGGATCGCTCCCGATCATCCACTCGCGCTGGACCGGAGCCGTGCACTCGTTCGCGGCCGGTCTACGCGGTACCGGCCAGTGCGTCCGTCCGAACCTCCTGACGCACCACCCGTCGGATGAGTGCGGCTACAACACCGAGGACGTCCTCTTCGACTGCGTGTTCGACTCCGCGATCGGATCCGACGAGCTGATCGTGCGGCGTCGTGTCCTGGCGACCTGGTGGATGAGCCTGCGGCGCAGCTCTGCCGGCCTGCTCTACTTCGAGAACGGAGCTACTGGCCAGCAGTGGTTCTCGACGCGGACGTTCACCTCCGGCGTCGTGCGGAAGATCGAGATGCTCTCGTACCACGGACCGCAGATCAACGGCTCGCACACGGGGCACTTGCAGGTCTGGTGCGAAGGCGAGCTGTGGCTCGACCTGATGAACGTCGACATCACGGGCTACAACTGGGCGCAGACTCAGTGGGACTCGCTGAACTCGACGTCGTTCCGGATCGGCGACTATGCGCTGTACTACGGAATGGGCGGCTGGACGGACGCCGACGTTCTCTCCGACACGGCCGGTAACCCTCGCGTGCTCCCGCTGTACGTGAATGGCGCCGGATCGCACAGCGACGGCACGCCGACCGGAGCTGCGACTCCCTGGGAAGCCGTCGACGAGCAGCCGACGAGCGACACTGGGACGTTCTCGACGCTCCTCGCGGCCAATCCAGACTCCTCGGACAGCTACGCGATGGAGAGCCTTCCGGGGACCGTGACGCGCGCGCTCGGGCTGACCGGGCTCTACTACACGAAGACGAGCAGCGGCGTGAACTTCTCGCAGCCGCTCTTTCTGCGCATCAATCCGGCGGCGAACGAGTACGCGGAGGGAGACTCCGTCGAACCGGACAACGACCTCTACTCGCCTCAGTCGACGTTCACCGGATATGCCCAGGGCGTGTGGAGGAAGAGCCCTGCGACCGGACGAGAACTGACTGTCGCCGAGATCAACGGCTGCGAACTCGGCTGGAGGCCGGCGGCGTTCACCACGAACACGTCCGTCTCGCACGTCTACGCCGAGGTGCTCTGCTACGTCTCGCCTCCGGCTACGCCGACTCTTCCGGTCGCGCAGAAGTCGATCATCATCCACAAGACGCACCACCTCTGCCGCCTCTGGAAGCTGGAGCCGCGCTGGGGGATGCCGATGTACTTCACGGACCACGTGACTCCGATCACGTACAAGAGCCGCACGTACGAACCGGCCGGCGGCTTCTCGTCGACCGACGTTCGGCGCGAGCTGGGACTCAAGGACGCGAACGTCGACCTGAGCGGATCGATCACGAGCGCGAAGATCACTGTCGACGACCTCCGGGCTGGCCGCTACAAGCAGGCGAGGCTCACCGAGTACGTCGTCGACTGGCGCTATCCGTGGGCTGGACCGCTGATCACGCGCCCGTGGACGATCGAGCCGGACGAAATCGACGGAGAGGTCTGGAAGGCCACGGCCTCGGGTCTCCAGCAGCGCCTCCTCGACCGCGCCGGCGATTCGTACTATCCGCGCTGCCGCTTCTCGCTCTTCGACGACGACTACCCTGTCGCGACGACGAAGCCGACGTGGGAGCGCGGATGCAAGCTGGACTCGTTCGGCTGGCAGAACTTCGGGACGGTCGGGACCGTGACAGACCGCCGCGTCTTCCAAATCTCGGCTGTGGTCGGGACGACCGACTACTACGCCGGAGGGCTGCTCGTCTTCATGCGAGCCACCGACGCACGACTGACGAACTGCGTCGGACAGATCAAGAGCAACGCCGCCGGGCTGTTCAGCCTCCACCTCCCGATGCCGTACGACGTGACGCTACTCGACCAGGTGATGATCTGGCCCGGATGTAACTTCCTGATCGGAACTGTGAACGCCGGCGACTGCGAGGACAAGTTCGACAACGTCCAGAACTTCGGCGGCTTCATGCTGATCCCCGGCACGGACGAGGCGACGCGAGGAGCGAAGTCGTGAGCGAAGGCGTCATCATCCTCCCCGATCTTCGCACGCGCGAACGCCTCATCTACGAGGCGCGGAGGAACATCGGCGCGCGATTCGCCCACCAGGCGAGGATTCCGGGCGGCAAGGGAATCGGAGCGACCGATTGCGCGGGCGAGATCCGGATGCCTGCTGTAGAGGCCGGCTTCGTCGTCGAGGACCGTCTCGACTACGACAGGTTCAGCGCGGGCCGAGCGATGCCCGAGCAGCTCGCGAAGTTCGCCGACCGCATCCCGATCGAGCGCGCGCGGCTCGCGACGATCCTCACCTTCTGGCGGTCGAAGGGCGGACTCGAAGAGCACGCGGCGTGGTTCATTCCGTCGAGCAGGATCGTCCACGCGTGGATGAAGGGCGGAGTGTGCGAGGTCGAGTTGGACAGCTACTGGCGAGAACGCCTCGTCGGAGCCTGGGACGTGAGGGGAGTCCTCTAGTGGCCACGATCGTCCTCGCTGCAGCCGTACCGGGATCGTTCTGGGGCGCTGCCGTCGGATGGCAGATGGCCGCCTATGCCGCCGCAGCCGTGGCGGACCAGTACATCAACCGCGTGCTGTTTCCGCCTCCGAAGCCGAAGAGCCGCCTCGGCGACATCCACCTGCAGACGGCCGAGGCTGGCGCCGCGATGGCGATGCTGATGGGGCCCGAGGTGCGCCTCGGCGGCGAGGTGATCTGGAAGAGCGCGGTCCGAGAAGTCGAGTTGAGCCCCGGAGGAGGGTGCGGAGGCCCGAGCGTCCCGTCGCAGTACGGCTACTATGCCGACGTCGCGATCGCGCTCGGACAGCCTCCGCCGGGAGGCGTCGTCGACTCGCTCACGAAAGTGTGGTTCGACGGGCGCGTGGCTTACAGCAGCGACCCGGACGTCGAGTACACGTCGTCAGTCCTATCCTGTCTCGTCAACTTGCTCGCGGAGGCCACGTCGCCGATCGACTCCGTCTACCAGGCGAACGTGACGCAGGTCGGCGTGTCGGTGCGCTACTCGCTCGGTCCGTTCTACCAGGGCGGCCTTGGCCCTTCTGGGCCGCTGGAGAGGTCGGTGCTGATCCAGAACGTCGGCGGGACGACGTTCGCGAACGGCACGTGGAACGTGATCGACCCGAGCATGGGCGGAGGCAGCGGCCAGTCGTTCATACTCGAAGGCGTGACCTGGGGAGGCGGTACATACACGCCGTTCTCTGGCACGGCGACGAAGCAGCGGAAGACTCAGAAGATCCAGAGCCCGAACGGAGGCCCGAACCTCTCGCTGTTCCAGGCCGGGTACGACGTCGAAGTCTCCGGCTTCTCGAATGCCGCGAACAACGGGACGTTCGAGTGCCTCTCTTCGGGGATCGATACGACGACGGGGATCTCGTGGGTGATCCTCGACAACATCCTCGTCGTGGCGGAGGCGGCCGGGAACAGTATTCACGTGCTCCAGGTGCTCCCGACGAACAACCCGCGCCACTTCGCCGGCGTCGAGTTCTACGACGGGAGCCAGTGGCAGCGACCGAACTCGACGATCGAGGCCGTCGTCGGGGCCGGGAAAACACCCGCTCACGTCGGGACGTCGTGGTATCTCATCCGCGACCTGAACCTCACGCTGTTTGGAGACCGTATCCCGAACATCAACGCGCTCGTGAAAGTCTCGACGACGTGGACGGTCGGCCAGTCGATCGCTGCGCTACTAGAGCGGGCCGGATTCACATCAGACGAGTACGACGTATCCACGCTGACGATGTCGATGCGCGGATACTACGTCCTCGGCCCGACGTCGACGCAGAGCTGTCTCGCAGCGATCATGATGACCTTCGACATCGTCCCCTACGAGGAGGACGGTCGGCTGGTCTTCGTTCAGCACAAGAACATCGCCGCGACAGTGATCGGGTCGGACGAGCTTGCCGCTCACGAGTACGGAAGCGACACGCCACGGCTGTTCAGTATCCGGCCGGCGCCGGAGCGCTCGGTCCCGACGGAGATCCAGGTTCACTACTTCAACCCGGCGAAGGACTGGCAGGGCGATATGGAGCCCGCGCGGCGAACCGGGAGCTTCGCCGACAACGTCGCTCCGTTCGAGTCGGGGATCGTGATGAGCCCCGGATCGGCGCAGGACCTCGCGCGCCGACTTCTCTGGACCGGCGTCGCGAACCAGGACGTCCTCTCGGTCAAGCTCCCTCCGTCGCGCGCCCTGCTGCGCGAGGGCTCAGTGGTCCAAGTAACCGGACACGGCCGCACGTGGAACGTGATGGCGAACAAGGTCGACTACGCGCACAGCGGAGTCGTATCGATCGAGGGGCCGAATGACGAAGCTGCGGCGCTCGACTTCTCCGGCTCGACGGCCGACGGCGGAGCGGACGACTCCGGAGGACCCGGCGTGCTCGCCGCGCTCGACCTCGTCGTGATCGACGTCGCTCCGCTGTCCGACTCGCAGGTATCGGAGCCGGGGCTGTACGTCGCCGCTGCCCCGACGGCCCAGAGCGGTACGTGGATCGGAGCTGCGCTCTACGAGAGCGCCGACCCGGACGACGGCACGTTCACGCTAGCGACGGCGCTTGACTCGTCCGCCAACATCGGGATCGCACCGAGCGCACTCGGAGGTGGCGTCTCGGCCTACATGATCGACCGAACGAACTCGCTCGATGTCTCGATCACGTTCGGTCCATCTCCGGTAACGGTGACCGAGGAGAAGATGCTCAAGGGAAGCAATCGCCTGTGGTACGGCGGAGAGATCATCGGCTTCGCGACGGCTACGCTCGTTGACGCTGGGACGAATACCTATCGTCTGACGAACCTTCTACGCGGTCTGCGCGACACCGAAGGGAAGATCGACACGCACCAGGCGAACGAGAAGGTCGTGTTCATCAGCAGCACAGGCGCCGGACTCAAGTTCATCCCGCAGTCGATCGCGCTCCTCAGCTCGGACAGGTACTACCGTGCCGTGGTGGACAGCGGAGTCGTCGACGACTATCCGACGGTCGGAGAGTTCTACGACGCGAACACGGTTAGGCCGTTCATGGTCTACGACGTTCGAGCGACTCGCGATCCGAACGACGCGACTCCGGACGTCGTAGTGACCTGGCGCAGACAGACGCGCGCCAACGTTCACCCGATGTACCCGAACGCGGCTCCGCTACTGGAGTCGAGCGAGCGCTACGAGATCGACCTGATGGACACGACGGGCATCAACGTATCCGTGACGCATACGTCGACGACGACTACGACGACGTTTACGACGGCGGAGGTCGTGGCTGCGGGCTACTCCGCGCTGGCGTCGATTAGCGTGCGCGTCTATCAGATCGGCGACTTCGTCGGTCGAGGCAGAGAGAGAAGGGCGACGGTCTAAGAATATGGCGAACACGATCAACTTCGCGCTGGCGCAGATGCCCGCGCAGCCGTCTGACGGCGAGGCGCTCTATAACTTCCTGCAAGCGCTCTTCGACTCGATGATGCTCCACGTCGTCGTGTCGAGCACGACCGTAGCGCAGCCGGGTTCTCCGACCGAGGAGCAGGCGTACATCCTGGCCGGTGCCGGATCGGCGACCGGGACGAACTGGGCAGGCAACGACGACAAGGTCGCCGTCTACATCAACGGCACGTGGTACTTCTTCGCTCCGAAGGACGGATGGACGTTCTGGGATCAGGCGAACCAGGAGTTCGTGCGCTACGACCTCGCGACGACGACGTGGGTCCGCGTCGCGGTGCTACAGGCCCACACGAAGTCGCTGTCGATCCTGAACCCGAACACCGGCGAGAACCTGACCTTCTGCTACTTCAAGCGTGCGTCGACGATCAGGCGCGTCAACGCGGTGATCCGGGGCGGGACGTCGATCCTGATCCAGCTCGTGCAGGGGACGGACCGCAGCGCGGCCGGCACCAACGTCTTCTCGGGCAACCAGACGGTGAACAGCACGACGACCGGGAACGAGTTCACGACCTTCTCCGACGCGACGATGCCAGCCGGGTCCTGGCTGTGGCTCACGACGAGCACGGAGACGGGGGTCGTGAACGAACTCCACGTGACGGTCGAGTACACCGAGGACGGCTGATGGCTGCGATCACACCTCCGTTCGGCACGGCCGACGCCGCCGGCTGGAACCCGACTGGCGCCGCGACGCTCCACGAGGCCGTCGACGACCCGATCGCCTCGACGGACGGCGACACGAGCTACGCGGCGTGCACGGACGGAACCGCGTGCGAGCTGGAGCTGCCGGTGATGGA